TTCAAGGCTGGCGTTCAGATCGCTTTCCCTGCTGAGATGGTAGATTTCATCTTAGCTTAATTCTTACCAATAAGTTCGGGGAGATCCATTGGATTGGACTCCCCTAATTTTAACCTTTTAAATTTAAAATAATGGCTTGTGCATTAACTCAAGGGTACGCCCTAGATTGCAAGGATTCATTAGGCGGAATCACGGAAGTGTATTTCATTGAAAAAGGTAACGTATCTAGCACGACTGAGGCAAGCGGTGTAATTACTGCGATCACTAAGGGAAGCGGTAAGGTTTTCAGAAAATATGAATTAGTTCCTGGAACTTCTTCTTTGACTGAGAACATCAACGCGAACGTGCAAAACGGGACTGTATTCTACGCTCAAGAATTGTCAATCATTCTTAACAAATTACAAGCTAATACTAGAAACGAAATTCTTTTATTGGCTCAGAATACTTTAGTCGCTGTCGTAGGCGATAATAACGGGAAGTATTGGTATTTAGGCAAAGTTTCTGGCTTGAATATGTCAGGCGGTAACGGCGCTACTGGAACGGCTCAAGGAGATCGCTCTGGATATACATTAACTTTCTCAGCTGCTGAAAAGGCTTTGGCTCCAGAAGTTTCTTCTGGTATCATCGCTGGATTAACAGCTTAATAAGTCAGTCGTTTGGTTAGACGGGGAGGGGGCGAGAGCCTCCTCTTTTTTTTGTTTTATAAAATAACTTTGCTTTGCTATTTATTATCGATGATTCATTTCACTAAAGGACAAACGACGAAAATAGTAGTGACGCTAAAGGAGAAGCAAACCCTTTCGGCGCCTAATTACTTATTCTATTTCACGTCCAGAGCTACTGGCGATACGAAAGCTTTTGTGCTTTTAAATAACGCGGATGTATCGAATTTTAAAGATCGATTCAACGCTTTTAATGTAGCGACAAATAGCTATTTCGCTAACTATGACAGCGGAGAATATACTTATGCTATATATGAGCAGACTTCAAGCTCAAATTTAGATCCTACTTTAGCTACTGGATTGCTAGAGAAGGGGCAAATGTCGCTTAAAAACTCGACAGAATTTGAGTTCACGACATACAACCAAACGAATAATACCTTTATAGTGCGCGATATATGAGCAATACAACGAATTTCTTGAACGTCCTTACCTTTGCGGAGGCCAGACAGCCAGAATACCAAGAGAAAAAAGGCGAGAATGGTGGATACATTGAGTTTGGAAAAAAGAATGATTACCCGAATTACCTGGTAGATCTGTTTAGCAAGTCAGCTAAGCATAACGCGATCATTAAAAGTAAGGTAAATTACATCACTGGAAACGGTTTTAAGCCGATCGAAGAGACGGATCAGGTAGCTCAGGAGTTTATTGACAAACCAAACCCTTTCGAATCACTTAATGACATCCTAAAAAAGGTATCGACAGACGTCGAATTATTCGGTGGCGCTTATCTTCAAGTTATCTGGAGCCAAACCGGTGGAAAGATTGCAGAAGTTTATCACTTGGACTACACAAAGGTTCGCACGAATGACGATAATACTCAGTTCTGGTATTCTGAAAACTGGCAAGATTCAAAATATAAGCGCTCAATTTATAACGCATTTAATGACAAGCTCCCAGTAGGGACACAGATCCTTTACTTAAAAGAATATCGTCCGAATCTTTCGGCTTATTCTTTGCCTGGTTATATCGGTGCCTTGAATTATATCGAGTCCGACATCGAAGTATCTAAGCACGTCTTAGGAAATGCTCAGACTGGATTCAGCGCTTCTAAATTAATCACGCTTCCTAATGGAGAGCCTCAAGACGAAGAGAAGAGAATCGTAGAGCGTAAATTTACAGATCGTTTCTCTGGATCCGATGGCAAGAAGTTTATTCTTTCATTCGTGAACGATGCTTCAAGAAAACCGATCATCGAGGACCTAGGAGCTTCAGATATTACAAAGGAGGATTTCGCAAACGTCGATAAGATCATCGAGAAAAACGTGTACGCTGGACACCAGATCACGTCTCCAGATTTATTTGGTATCTCGACACCTGGTCAATTAGGATCACGCCAGCAAATGCGCGATTCATACGAGATCTTTAAAAATACCTACGTCAATGATAAGCAAATATATCAGGAACAAGTATTCAGTTTACTTGCCAAATTACGCGGTGCTATCGATGGGTTACAAATAATCCCAGTCGAGCCGATCGGCATGGAGTTCTCTGAAGCTACAATCGCGCAGAACTTAACAAAGGACGAGATCCGTGAAAAACTAGGAGCGCCTAAATTAGAGGCTAAGACTTCTGGAACTTCTCAGGATGTGATCGATGCGATCAATAGCTTATCGCCATTAGTAGCAAATAAGGTACTTGAGTCCATGACTCCAAATGAAGTCCGGGCCCTGGTAGGCTTAACAGAAGAGCAAGGAGGCGGAGAGCTTGACGGCGCCGCTCCTGCTGCTACTAATTTACGATTCAGCGAAGATGATATCATCTCGATCTTTGATCAGTTCGGAGAGTCTAAAAGTAATTACTCTATATTTCGCACCAGAGACACGTTCTCACAGATGCCTAATGACTTAGAGGAGTCAATGAATTTAGACTTTGCTACTCAAGAATTAACGCGTCTAGAGGCGAATGTCTTGGACCTGATCCAGAAGGATAAGCGAATCACTCCAGAGATAATCTCAGGCACGATTAAAACGGACCTGGCGATCATTAATAAAATCATGGACTCCTTAGAGGAGCGCGGATTAATTAAGTCCACAAATGTAAAAGGGAACGTCGAAAGAATCTTGACTTCTCCGCTTTCTGAGATCACTGACACGAAGCCATCGACGCGTAGCTTTATGGTTCGTTATTCTTACGAGTGGAGATCATCGATTCCAGTTAGTCAAAGAAATACTCCTGACCATCCTAGTCGTCAATTTTGCGCTAGATTAATGGCTCTTGACAAACTTTATACCAGAGCAGAAATCGAAGCGATCAGCTTGCGCCTAGGTTATTCAGTATTTGATCGTCGCGGTGGTTGGTGGACAATGCCAAACGGAGAACACTCTCCAAGCTGTCGTCATATATTTTCAACCCAGGTGGTAATTAAAAAAGATTAAGGAATGAAAAATATCTGCTTTATAAACGTAAACACGATCAAGGAAAGAAGCGCGCTTCATTCTAATGTCGATGACAAATTGATCCTTCCAGAGGTTTTGTCTGCGCAAGACATGTTCTTATTGCCTGCTTTAGGAACGGCTTTATATGATCGCTTGCAGGATGGGATCGAAAATAATAATTTGACAGCGGACGAGGTGGACTTACTAGATAATTTCATTACGAATCCTTTGGTCTATTACACGCTTTCTGAGCTTCCAGTAGGATTGTCTTACCAGTTCTATAATAAGGGCTTAGTGCGCAAAACAAGCGATAATACAGACACGCCAAACATGCAGGATCTGATTGATGTCGCATCAAGATACCGAACGCGCGCAGAGTTTTACACTCAGCGTCTGATCAAACACTTGAAGCAGGTATCTTCGACTACTGATAAATTCCAGGAATACGTTAATTATGGATCCGGAGTGGATATCATTAAGCCGGATCACGACGCTTACCAAGCTTCGATCTGGTTAGGCGATGAATATGGCTGTAAGCCTATGAGTTTTGAGGAAAGATACCAGGGCGAAAACGGACTTTGCTAAAACAAAAAAGATATGCCGAAAGCTTATAGTACAAAAAATATCAAGAAATTAGAAGTTTACCTAGCGACTCAACAAAATGGCAATCAAACAGCTGACATTAAATCAAACAATCAAGCTAATAAGTGATTTAGCCTCCGCGCATGAGCAGATAAACACTGTTTATTTCGGGGATGTATGGGAGTTTTTAAACCAGGCCGATAATGTTTATCCGGCGATGTTCTACTCTTTGACTGGATCATCGATCGCTAATAAGGAATTAACTCTTAACTTCTCACTTTACTTCCTAGATCGACAGCTCCAGGACGAATCTAATGAGAACGACGTTCTATCGGATCAACTATTGATCGCGCAGGACATCGTCTCAATGATGCGATATCCTAAGTTTGACTGGGAGATCGGCGATAGTGTAAACCTAGAATTTTTTACAGAGAAGGAAGAGGACTATTTGGCTGGCGTAAAGGCAGACGTGACTGTTTCCTTCCCGATGCTATCCGATCGCTGTCAGGTTCCTACAAATTTTAATTATCCTAACTAATGGCAAATAAAAAAGTAAGTCAATTAACAAGTAAGCCTTCAGTCCTAGTCACTGATTTATTCCCTATTGCTGACCCTTCAACTGGTCAGCTTTACAAGACTACTATTTCAGACTTAGGAACGGCTATCGGTTCGGGGGTTTCCTCAGTAAACGGATTAGTCGGAGCGGTGGTCTTAGATACGGATGACATCCAGGAGCTAGCTAGTCCGACTAATAAATGGTTTACAGATACTAGAGCGAGAGCGGCACTTTCTGCTTCGTCTCCTTTGGCTTATAATAGTGGCACTGGGGTATTTAGTATTCCGGCTGCGACAAGCTCACAGAATGGATATTTAACTTCAACAGACTGGTCTACTTTTAACGGAAAACTCGACCCATCTACGGCTGCATCTACTTACGTTCCATACACTGGAGCGACTGGAGCTGTAAACTTAGGAAGTAATAATATAACGGCTGGAATTGCAATAGTAAACCAGGTCAAAGCGGCTGGCTCTGGGGGACTTTCTATAAATTCAAATAATGGTACACAGATTGCAAATTTAGGAGGCGGTGGCGGTGCTAATATCACGTTCTACGGAGGGCTTACTGGTACAAGTGCAAGTTTTTCTGGAGATGTAACTTTAAGCGGTACTAATCCTAGATTATATTTAACTGATACAGATAATAATCCAGATTATTTTATCTCAAATACAGACGGAACTTTCACAGTTTACGATGTAACAAATTCGACTTCGAGATTTACAATAGGTACAACTGGAAACGCTACGTTTACAAATGCAATAACGGGAGGTGGTTCTATAACTGGCCAATCTATTTATTCAAATGGAATTGTAAGCGTAGGAACTTATTTAATATTACCAGCTAATAATACGGTAGGTGGCACTAATTATTACATAGGTCAGCAAATGGCTGGAAGTGATTATTGGAGAATTTTTGGTAATTCAGTAGCTGATGACCAAGGCGAATTAGTTTTTTCTGTGGGAGATAATGGATTGCCATTAGCTAGTAATGGGCAAAGATTTAGATTTTTTTATGATGCATCAGCAGGTGGAACATCTAAAGATGCTTTAATAATTGATTATAATGTTTCTACTTTTGCAACTACAATTTCTGCAACTGGCGCAACACTTACGGGAGCTTTAAGCGGTACAAGTGCCACGTTTTCGAGTAGTGTTACGGCAACTACTAATTTATCAGTTTTAGCAAGCACAAACGCTGGAGGAAATCTAAAAGTATTTACAAGTAGCTCAGTTCCTACACAAGGAAGTGCATTTATTTTAGCTCCTTTTGGAAATGCTATTTTATCTCACAACATTTTATTTGATGGTAGCGGTTATGTTTATGACCAAAGTGGATTTGGAACTTCTATTAGATTAAGTTCTGGGAATGCTAATCCTGGTGATATATATTTTAATACGTTTACATCTGGAACTGCTGGAGCGTCTGCGACTGAAAATAATAAAATGATTATTAAGCAGAATGGCAACGTAGGTATCGGAACGACTGCGCCTAGCCAAAAATTAGCGGTAGTAGGAGACATAAGAGGCTATAAATTAATAGGAGGAGAAGCTGGAGTAGGTGCTGGAAATTATACGATATTTAGTAACGATGATAATGTTGGTTATATTGATACAGTAAGAGCAGTAAACTCTGGAGATTTTCATTTTAGATTTGATGGGACCTCTAGAGCTTATATTAATAGAAGCACTGGTGTTTATGTAGCTACTTCAGATATTAATAAAAAGAAAGATTTTGAGGATTCTAACATAGGATTAGCTGAGGTGCTTCAATTAAAACCTATTCTATATCGAATGGAATCAGATGAATCTAATGGACAAAAAGAACTTGGATTTATTGCTCAAGAGGTACATGGAATCATTCCAAGTGCTTACCAAGAAAGCGGAGATTTTATCGGACTTAATTTTAATCCAATTGTAGCAGCATTAACTAAAGCAGTTCAAGAATTAAAAGCAGAATTAGATATATTAAAAAATAAATAACATGGCATTCAACTGGGTAATATCACAACTTGACTCTATCCCATCTCTTGATGGAATGGACAAAGTAATTTCTACAATTCATTGGAGAGCGCAGAAGGCTTGTGTAACTCCTCAGATAAGCGAAGGAACTCCTCAGATAAGCGAAGGAAGTCCTTTGTTTATTGCTGACACTTACGGAGCTTTAGCAGTCGATGCACCACACGAAGCGAGCTTCACTCCTTACGATGAGGTCACTAAAGAAATGGTTGAGGGATGGCTTGAAAAAGGTTTGGATTGTGAAGCAATTGAGAAAAACCTTGATTCACAAATAGAAAATTTTTTGAATCCTCCGATTGTGAACTACGGACTTCCATGGTCGGATCCTGCAAAAATCTAGGACTTTTGCTATCTATTTATAGATTAATAAATTAAACAAACCAAACGATGAAATTAAATTTCAATTTTGACCTTTTAGGTTTAGATGAGCAACCGATCGAGGGTGCAAACGCAGGTAAATTATTAGCTAATGCTTTAGCCCAGGGATCCAAAGGCGATGCCTTAAAATTCTGGGATTGGGCGGTAAGCTTAAACAAGGGAGAAGTTCTTGACTTGGATTCATCTGATCAAGAAACGATCAAAAACTTTATTAAGGATTCTGAAGGTTTCACGATCCTAGCAAAAGCGCAATTATTACAAGTTTTGAAAAAAGATTAATTGATGGAAGTTAATGACATTCTTGGGCAATCTGTAACGGGTGCCATCGCTGCATTGATCGGCTGGATAGTAGGAAGGCGCAAAGAAAAAGCGGACCTTAATACAATCGAATTAGAGCAGACCACAAAAGCGATCGAGATCTGGCGCCAGATGGCCCAAGAAATGTCTGACAAAGTGAAGGAGCTGAGCGATAAGATCGACATCTTAACTGCTGAGGTCCACTCTTTAAAATCCGAGAATTCAAACCTGAAAACCAAACTAGGAATAATTGATGAAAGTCACGAAGATAAGCCAAAAAGGTCTCGATCTAATAAAGCGATTTGAGGGGTTAAAACTTAAGCCCTACCTTTGCCCGGCTGGGATCCCTACTATTGGATACGGGAATACATACTATAATGACGGAAAGAAAGTAAAACTAACAGATCCGTCAATAACTCAAGCAAAAGCAGAGGAGCTTTTAAAATTCTTAATTCAATCTTACGAGAAATCTGTCGATAGTTTCTGTCGAGACGATATTAGTCAGCATCAATTCGATGCACTGGCTTCATTCGCTTATAATTGCGGAGTCAATAATTTACAATCATCCACTTTATTAAAGAAGGTAAACTTAAATCCGCAAGACGTTACAATTCGTAACGAGTTCATGAAGTGGAACAAGGGAGCCGGAAAGGTTTTAACTGGATTAACTAAACGACGTCAAGCGGAAGCTGACCTTTACTTCTCATAATCATGCGAAAATTACTTATTCTTTTGGCTTCTGTCGCGTTCTTTTCTTGCAAGCAGACAAAGACTCTAACCGAGTATAAAGAAACGCTTAGAATCGATACTATTAAAAGCGAGAAGATCGTAGAAAGATTTAGAGCGGTGCACGATACGCTCACGATCTCGAATCCTTGCGACTCTTCTGGGATCCTTTCCTCTTTTTATTCCAGGTTAATTCTTCCGAATGGATCAGTGACAATCAAGTCAGACAAGGGCCAGATCAGAGCGACGATCGATATCGATTCGATGCGCCAGGAGATCGAGAATAATTACCGAAACTCTCAAGTAAAATGGATCGAATACAGAGACAAGGAAGTGATCAAGTATCGGGTTCCTACCTGGGTGGTCATGCTACTATTTGCGGAGGCTGTGATGCTAGTCGCTTATATTTATCTTAAATTCGGCTTAAAATAGTGTATCAAATAGACATCGAAGGAATCGAAACTCCCCAAAATAAAACTAGCCAGCTATTGCAGACGATGCTCGACGTGATGGAATCCATTGAGCAGATCGACGATGCTGGCTTTGTGCTTCGCATGAAGCTATTAAATAACATTGAGTTCCTGGTGGACCAATTAATGGAAGAATATGAACAAGGAAAACGATAAGGACTCAAGACAAATAAGTTTTGAAGCTCTGGAATTATATAAATCTGGTAATTTTAAAAATCAGAGTGAAATTGTAAAACATCTTTTAGAGTCATATCCACACATTAATAAAGAAAACCTAAGGCTTGCTTTATTAAAAAGGGTTCAGAGATACGAAAAACAAAATGATCATAAAGCATTAGGAGAGGAATGCGACTCAGTGGGGCTTCCTATCGAGAATGTTTCCAACTATTGGTATAAAGGAAAGCAGTATTCAATACACGTAAAAGGAGACAAAGCAAAAGGATACGATGAAATAAGGGACGAGATTATTAAGTCGATGGATTTACACTCTCCTAAGTATCATGAAATTATTAGGACTAATATAATTGATGGCCATTTGTTAGTAGTCGATCCAGCTGATATACACATCGGTAAACTCGCGACTTCATTTGAAACTGGGGAAGATTACAATTCCCAGATTGCAGTTAAGCGAGTTATTGAAGGCGTAAAAGGCATAATTCAAAAGGCTTCAGGGTTTAACATTGATAAGATTCTTTTTATAGGAGGTAATGACATTCTTCATGTAGATACACCAAAGCGACAGACAACCAGTGGCACGCCTCAGGATACCGACGGTATGTGGTATGAAAGTTTCTTGACTGCAAAGCAACTTTACATTGATGTATTGGAGCTATTAATGCAAGTCGCGGATGTACATTTTGTATTCAATCCTTCTAATCATGACTACACAAATGGTTTCTTTTTAGCAGATGTAATTCAAAGCTGGTTTAGGAATTCTAAAAATATAACCTTTGATTGTTCTATCGCTCACAGAAAGTATTTTATATATGGTCAAAATCTAATAGGAACAACGCACGGAGATGGAGCTAAACCTCAGGACCTTCCATTGCTTATGGCTCAGGAATCTCCTAAAAATTGGGCAGATACTAAGCATAGATACGTTTACAGCCATCACTTACACCACAAAATTAGTAAGGACTACATAGGTGTAACTGTTGAAAGCTTAAGATCTCCTAGTGGAACCGACTCCTGGCATCACAGAAACGCGTATCAACACGCTACAAAAGCGGTAGAAGGATTTATTCATCACAAAGATTTTGGTCAAGTAGCGAGGTTATCACATATTTTTTAGTAGCTTTGTAATAGATTAATTGTTTTCATAGTTGTTTTTCATTAGTCTTATAGGTTTAGATGACACTAATAAAGCCCCGGGATCCTATCTCTGGGCTTTTTTGTGTATTATATTAAACAGATTTCGCATTTATAACCGAATTAGTAAAAGATAATTTACATTATTTTATAAAAAATAAATTTAAAATAATTTTTTAATACAAAAATAAGGTGTACCTTTGACATATCGAAAGCAACGAAGCTCAGATAAAACATCTAATCTTATGAGAGAATTATTAAAAACAATCCCAGGATCTGAACTAGCCCAGGCTACTATCCTCACGCTGATCGTGATCGGCATCTTATCAGTAATCACAATTATTTCAAACCTTTAATTTTTATTATCATGTCTACCAAAACTTCAATTATCGCCTCTTCGACTGGAGGCTCAAACTACGAGCCGATCGCGGCCGGCACTTACGTTGCACGTTGCTATTCCATGATTCACATGGGAACTGTTAAAGAGTCCTACATGGGCGAAGAGAAATTCGTTAATAAGGTGCGCTTGACTTTCGAGCTTCCGACTGAACTAAAAGTTTACAAGGAGGAGAACGGCGAACAGCCTGCTGTCTTATCTAAGGAGTTCACGCTTTCACTATCTGAGAAGTCAAACCTTCGCGCCTTCTTAAATTCCTGGAGAGGAAAGGCCCTGACAGAAGACGAGTGTAAAGCATTCGACATCGCTGTCCTAGCTGGCAAACCTTGCACGCTATCTGTGATCCATAAGACGTCCAAGGTAAGCGGAAAGACTTACGCTGAGATCTCATCTATTGGAGCTGTCATGAAAGGAATGGAAGTGCCTCCTTTAATGAATCCACAGATCATTTTCTCTGTGACTAACTTTGACCAGGTAGCTTTTGATTCCTTCCCTGATTTCATCAAAGAGAAGATTCAATCTTCTAATGAATACAAGGCGCTTGTAATTGTCGGACCTAGTGAGTCAGAAGTATCTGAGCCTGCTACAATTGACGAAGACGATTTACCTTGGTAGTCATGTTCAAGCAAGGAACAAGCTTCATGTTTAGAAATTCGATTGATTGGTCAGTGAGTTATTTGAAAGACTTCGAGACTAAGACTGACTTCGATCAGTGGATGGATGAACGACTAAAGGAGGGGCTGGTTTATATCGGGGAAAAATCCAAAGATATACCAGTCTATCCTCAAGTCTTAAGACTAGATTTAAAATATAACTTTGGAGGATATTCCACGGTCATAGAACGATTCGAATCTAGTGAAGAATACACCAGGTATTGCGATTGGAAATTATCGCAAGGTTATAAAGTTATAGGCTCAGAGCCTTACATGAAATTAAAAACAGACCAAGAAGATGGCAAAGATTAAGAAAATGAGTGTTTATAAAGAAGTCGCAGAGCGCCTAAATGCTAAGGGGAAGCTTCCCTTTAGCGCCAGAGAGTGGAACACTGGCCTAGTCCAGCAGACAGTCTACGGGAAACTAAAATACCCGGAAGTAATGGAGGAGTTAAAATTAATCATGCAAGAATATGAAACAGCAGATATTTAAAGAACAAGATAGGGTCTATCACTTCCTATATGGATGGGGAGAAGTTATCAAGCTATTAAGTAATAATAATCAATCTTGGGTAAGAGTGCAATTCGATAAACAAGCAAAAGGATTTGAAGACAATTTTAGAGATGGGTTTTTATTATCTTTTACAGAATATACTCTTGAAGGATTTAGTCAAGAGCGACCTGAAGATTTACCTGAATTAGGCGATGTCGTATGGGTGAGAGATAAGGATTCTGATGGATGGGAGGTATCTCATTTTTATAAAAAAGATCATTTAGGTTACCATGTTTCTAATGATATGATATCGTATCATGTTGCAATCTGGTCTCAATTAAGAAAAACTAATCCCTATAAAAATGAAGAAACAGAAGCTTGATTTTAACGCTTGGATGGATCACATATCTAACCAGCTTCAGGAGGATTATCGTAAACTTTACTATTCATCTAAATTCAAACAAGATGCTAACATTCCAAGAGTATCACGCAAAGAATCAAAAGATATACGAAGAGTTCAAACGCTTCGCCTTTTTGCTGATCAATAACGGTCACAAAAAAATAGGAGCCAAGCAGATCTTCGAAAGGATCAGATGGGAGTCAATGATTGAAAGGACTGATCGATACAAATGCAATAATAACTATACAGCAGATTATGCAAGAAAATTCGAGAAAGACTTCCCATATCTGGAAGGTATTTTCTTCCACAGAATCAGGAAAGTAAAAAATTAGTATATTTGTAAACCGGGCCGGTCATGTAGGCTGGCCCACATCTAACCAATAAAATGACAAGAAAGCAATTCGCAGCAAGTTTAGTAAAGCGTTTCC